TTCATCAATACTCCTTTTAAAAAGTGGGAGGGAATCGAACCCTCTCAAATAGCGTTTGTCGAGTTTCCCAACCAGAGGCTATTATCTTAGTCCCCAGACTCCACTAATTCTTTTAATCAACCAGGATACGAGTTGTCGTAATCATCCTCGTCCTCATAATCCTCATCTTCGTCATCAAACTGATCCCAGTAATCATCACGGATATCATAGTCCTCATCCTCATCATCATAACCAGCATACTCATCCTCTGAGAATGTTGCCGAATACAACGGCTTGAGAAGTTCTCCTTGATATTCACCAACCACAAGATATTCGCATGTGCGAAGTTTCTCACAGTTACAATCACTAGGAACACTCACAACGTTCTTGGGATTAATCTTGACGATCACAATCTTGTCGCCGCTCTCAAGACTACCATAACCAGCAACATAATTCAATGCACCAGCATGAAGTCCATCAGAACAACCTCGACTACGATTATCGTCAACCTTCGCTCTGGTCATCTTACAGATGTTGCCAACACTGTTGTCGAATACTCCACGATATTTATCCTTAAAATCGCTCCTGACTGCCTTATAAGCAAGAAAACAACCGTCCTCAGTAATAGGCAGATGCTCATGCTCAAGGAAATCATACAGTTCCTTTTGACTCTGCATACTAGGATTATCCATAAGATTATTCAGGAAGTTAACTAGGGGCTGAAAAGGCAGACCCTTGCTCATAAACTCCAGAATACGCTTACTGATACTACCATGAACAACCTCACCCTCATAAGTGACTTGGCCGTTCTTAATCTCCACAAGACCATCACTAAAAGTAGCAACAGCCTTTTCCACATCCACAATCTCCAAGAGTTCATCAGCGTTTGCAGTTGGCAACGCCTCAAGAATCATCTTGTAATTAATATGATCCGGCAAAACCTGATACGTCCTGTTATTAAGAACAAGCGTAAGATTACCATCAACCCACATAAAAGGAACTACAGACATTGAAAATCTCCTATGAAATAAAGTTACCCGTGAATATAAACCTAATCGACATTTTTTAATATAATTGTATCCTTATGTATTGTTCCATTCCAATGATATTCTGCGTGATCTTTTTGTGATGGAAAAATCCATAAATTTTCTACTCTGTTATCTGTTTTGATACCGTTAACATGATGAACCACTTCGTTTTTATCCAAAGACCTCCTCAGAATACGTTCTGCAACAATTCTGTGTTCTTTGGTTTTTTTGCCATTTTGTCTAAATACTTTATAGCCACTATCGCTTAACCCATGCCTAAATAATTTGCTTGATGAACCCCTATTAAGTTTTGAAAGTTTTTTGCTATCAGATATATTTCTAGTTTTAATTGCAAACTTGTTCAACTTATCTAAAACCGAGGTATGGTGTACATCATATAGTTTTCCAATAGATAATGTTGATAAGCCTTGAGTTATATATAAGTCATATAAATCTTCATAAGTAATATTAAATTTTTTCATTATACTAACCAATTATTTGACCGAATTGAACCTTCAACTTATCAAGATCATTAATCGTACTAAACCAACCATTGTTATCACGATGATAGTAGCCACGACTTCCATCGTTTTGTTTGAGAGGATTAACATTTCTCAATTCTCTCAAATTGCCACTAACAGGCGTAACACACATAGTATACTTCAGTATCGGATTGTTGTCAAGTTCCGCTTTAATTGTTTTTCTAAGATCAGCGATTTTCGGAGCAACATACTCGTTATCCGATTCTGTTTTCTTAAAAATACTCTTATACTGCGAAACCTTGTCGCTATCATACATACTGTCGATGATACGATTAATCTGATTATAGACAACATTAGAATCCTTAATCTTAGCACTATCCAAATCATTGATTCCAAAATCGTTCAACAGTTTTGTCATGTGACCATAGTAATCGTCCTTCTTGAACTTAGCAATATCAAATTCTTCACGATGAATAGTATCTGTAAAGAATTCAAGGATCATCAGACTATCCAAAGTTGACACAATCTTCTTGTTATTGATAAACTGGTCATATTCCAACCCGAACATATTGAGCATATGGAAAAGAAACTGTCTATCAATATAGCCTTGACCGTACCCACGATTCATTTTGTCATCAGAATTGTATTCGTTCCTGCACTGTTCGACCAGACTATTAAACTGATAAATATCCTTGAACTTGTTATCGTTCAGTTTCTTCAAGCGAGTCTTGAACCAAGTGTTAAAATCCACAAGGTTGTACCCTTCCTTGATTAAACGATCCACCACACTATGCTTGATAGCATAAATATTTGTGTTATCAAAAACCTTATACTTCTCAAAGAAATCTTTGTGACTATACAAACCATTAATGGTGGGGTAATCAGTAGTAGCAGTAGCGTATCTGAGGATAGGAATATACACAATCTCGTCAGCATCCTCTAGATCATTAAGACTATCAATGCTAAGACTACGCATAAGAGTAGCATCATTGTAGTCATAGTTTAGAGGACTAGTATTCTTCTGATCTCCAAAGATCAAGAAAATATCTTGGTCGCTAACACTACCCTTACTACCCTTACTCCCTCTGGCTTTAGGAGTTGACTTAATAAGATCACGATAGTCTGATACATTAAGAATATTATGTTCTCCAACATCCTTAACTAGACTTTTAAAGCCATTAGACACATTGGTATGATCCTTTGTGTGTACCAAAAGATACGCAAAACAATCATTTGTGTTGCAATACTTGGTGACGATCTTCTTAGCAGTTTCTGTAGCACTAATATCACACCAGAAGAACTTCATACCGCCATTCTTCTTACCGCTAGTATTCCAGTAATTATACCCCTTGCCAGTAAGAGTGTCATGATGAATTTGATTGGTAAGATAAATCATGCGACGAGAACGATATCCTGCTGTGCGATAATTGAACACATAAAGATTCTCTTCCTTGTCCAACTTGTATTCAATATCCTGACCAGAACTAATGCTATGATCTTTACCAGAAGCATCAGTCCAACTAGCACCAACACCCCAACCACCAGCAAGATCATTCATCTGGTAATATGTCTGGATTGCTTCTACCTTGGTTTTAGCAGTAGCGATCTTGTCGCTGAAATTCTTCTTCAACTCAACGAAAATATCCTGGGTCTTTTCACGCAGAGTCTTAACAACAGATTTTGTATACTGCAAACCTTCACGACTAACATCCATCTCAAGTTCGCCAATACCAAAATCAAGTTCCAGATAAAGACCCTGATTGATGATTTCACCAACAAAACTCTTCCAAGAAGCAATGTCGGCCTTATTAAAGGCACGATTCCACTTAGCAATATGATCTGGAGTCTCAGCCTTTTCCTCACCAATAAGATGAGAAACTTCAACAGGGTACGCAATATTACCCATCAGAGCAATAACGCCGCTTTGAATACGATGATAATTATTCGGGAACTTCATATTGTCATTATTGAGTCGGCAAACACGCCACCCATCACCATCAATAACCACATTACGCTGGCTATATTCTTTGGTAAAATCCCAATGAACACCACCCTCAATAATAGGCTTATTCTTAAAGTAATGAAAAACCCTAACAGCCTTCTGACTAAACTCTTGGAAATCATATTGCTTAACAGCAAAACTAATCTCAAGACCATTAGGCTCGTTAGTATCTGTACTATGAATAAGATTCAACGTAGGAACACCAGTATCATCAATAGCCGCAATATAAGTATATTGAGTACCGTTAAAATAAGAAGTAGTAGTAAAACTCTTGGTATAAGCAAACGGACTCTTAGACCCTAGACCAAGACAACCCACAAAATCATTACTGTCATTCTTATTGCTTGCACCATAAGTGGTATACAGATGCTCCATGTCCTTTTGATTAAGACCAGTGCCATAATCACGCACCGCAAAATTAGGATTAGCAGCGGTAGGCAACGTCACCTTAAAAGGATTCTTATTACCAGCACTAATATGAGAGTCATAAGCATTGGTGGCAAGTTCACGAATAACTGCCATAGTCTTGTCGGAATAAAGAGAATCCGACAGAATCTTAAACATTTTGCTCGTTTGAGCGATGGTAAACTGATTGGTGCTATTGATGCCAGCACTGTGAACTTCAACCGTTCGATCCGCGAGTTTCATCTTTGTTCTCCAAGGTTTCCTGTGTGATGCTCCAAGTATACATCGTCATTCCGCGTTGTCAACCTTACGCTTTCTGGATTTTCTGGATTGCAAGATTTCTTTTAACTTCATCGTAAAGTAAGTTCCAGCAAACGCCCCTAAAAACAAAGGAATAACATACAGCATATTTTTACTAAAACTAACAACCCCAAATGCCGATAAGGACGTTATCATTCCCGCCATAAAAGAGGACATTAAACTTTGACGAGATTCTATACAAAGAATATAATAAGCATAAAACATATCCAATATAAAATATGTGACAAATATAATTAGAGCAGTATTGATATCAAAGTTGTTCGTCGGTATCATCTTCCCAAAAGTCATCCTCTTTTGAAGCCCAAGATTCGTCAGAGTCATTATCGAAATCATAATTTTCTTCTAAATCTTCATCATCTTCTGCCAGCATAATGGTGAAATTATTTAGTATTTCAAGCATCATATCTACTTTAGCCGACATATCCTTAACTTGTTTTTTAATATCGTTTACTTCTTTTAAGATTTTTTCATGATCTTTTTCCAGATTTGTAATGTCTCTAAAAAATAATTTATCGGATTGATTAATTTTTTTAATTACGTCATCAAATTCTTTTGACATTACGTTCTCCTTATTTAAGGAAATATTATCTCACTAATTAATACACCTAACTAAGACAATTACATTCATACTTTTCACAGTAAGAACATTTTGGGCCGGGATCGGGGTTTGCCCAAGCATTAGCATTACCATCAAAACTTTCTTTGCCAGTATCTATACAAACAACCTTTTTCTTCCTACCTCTTTTGACCACTCCCACATTGTACCAATGACAATCCCAAAATTTTAAGCCGGTTTTATTGTAGATTTCATCAACAAGATATTGAATATTAGCCATGCTAATCTTAGTATTAGCAGCATGGGTCTTAGCCAATTCAGTAATGTATCCCCAATCGCTAGGGTCTGGTTGATAAAGATCATCCTCTTTTGCGAATTCTAGTTTACAGATTTTGCTATAGATTTTTGGTGCAAGATCGAACTTGGCTAGTTTTTTGTGATATTTGTATGACTCTTGTGCCTTCTTTTTATTGCGAAATTCTTTGAATACCAAATCTTTTTTATCTTTGATAGGATATACTTGGCAATATCCACCCTCATCAAACCAATCACTATAATCTATTAGATAATCAGAGTTAATCATGAGTTTTATCTACTATAATAGAACCCATAATTTCTTGAGCCACATGAATGGCTTCATTTAAGTCAGATGTTTCACACAACTTAATTGGGCCTTTTGGAATATCAATCCAGTATGATCCATAAACTCCATAAAAAACATTTCCCAAGGCATGATCGTGCATTAGAAAATCAGTAGCGTCATGGAAAATATCCAAATACCATTCCCCATATTCATCCTGAACTTCTTTTACTGTATCAACTAAAAGAAAACGAAAATTAGGATGTTTAAAATCTGGATCACTATAAACTACTCCTCTATAAAATTTATTTGGTAAACTTACCATAGTGATTGTATCCCTTCCAATCTCCGGTTAAAAATTCTTGTCTATTAGAATAGAGAGGCACAACTTTCTCATCGGTGTTATGAGGATTATCCGTTATTCTCAGATCGTAAAGATCGTGTCTTTCATTTATAAGACCATAAGCAACAGGATTCTCAAACACAGCAATAAGTTTGTTGTATTCTTGTTTTAGTCTGCTAAGTTCTTGCTCACAACTAAACCATCGTTTAGAATCACTACTATCTTCTTTGAGTTTTTGTAGTTTATCTTTAGCGTTATTTACTACAAAACGATCAGCACCATTTGCCCAAGCAAATTCGATTAGAAACTCAATAGGATCAGAATTTTCGTTCATAAATTATTCCTTGTTTAAGTAGGAGTGGTGAGAATCGAACTCACACTGTACGGATTTTAAGTCCGTTGTCTCTGCCTTTGGACTACACTCCCATATAGTAATCGACTACAACAATCAAAGTTTGAGGTTGATTATGCTTGTGTGCCTCATCCATTTAAACTGTTGTAGCCGACTACCAATGATTTATAATATCGACTCTCAGCCGTTATTGTGAGCCTTGAGGCGACGAACAATCTCAGCCATAGCCTCGACATTATCAACTGTCTTGGTAGGCTTTGCACGTTCCATAGAAGGAAGTTCAATACCCTTCTTGGACAAAGCAGCCTTTGTACGAGCGTAACGAGCCATCGTACTAGCAACCTTCTGACCAGTCTTAGTGGCAATTTCAGCATAAGTCTTGGACGAATAAACCGCCTCAAGAAATGCCTCGTCGCTGCAACGAATACGGGTCTGCTTCTCAACATTAGTAACTTCAGCCATAATCAACCTCCAAATCTTAAACAACCAACCGTCTTTGCGAGTCAGTCACGCGACTGATCCTCTCGCTTGGACTCTTGTATTCTATCATCCTTTATCGGCTTGTCAACTGCCCAACTTGAATTTTTTTGTTTCTTACCAAAAATATTTTCCCAGTTATTTTCCCAAACTGAATACGAAACAGTTTTTGGCCTTCTTTTATCACCTTTACCATTACTCATTTTAATATTTCCGATATGTCTATGTTTTCAAAAGTTTCAGTATTTTTACTAATAGTTATTTGTGTGGCGTTTTGTTGTGTTATTGATGATAATTTATTTGTGTAATTAATAATTTCTTGCAGAGTATTTGCACAAGACGGTAAGGATTTAACTATAAAATTATTATATGTTTTATATGTAGATATTTCTGCTATAATTTTAGAAATAATATCATCAACTATTAATAATATTTTTGGATCTTCTCTATATCTATTTACTAGTCTTTGTGCTATCCATTTAAGGTAGTCTAAATCATTTTGGTTTAACATATTTAACTTTCAAGCACAAAACTCCAGTATCTACTATCTTCTTTCTTTTGAAGATTGTCCCAATAGAGACAGCGAGCGATATATGGTGGAATCTTGTGCTTACCACAATTTACCACCCAATGTCGTTCCATCTTCTTGTAAGAATCGGTTCCGCTCTTACTCTTATTATACTTCAGATGTTCCATATCGTAAAGGCGAAGTTGATGAACATCACCACACAATACTCTAGCCTCATTGGGATGAATCATTTCAAGAGCAAAACTAACTTTAGCCAAACCAATACCATTAATCTTGTTTACAATTTCGTCACGCTTCTTAACGTGACCCTTCTTGGTGGTAAAATAAAAGTCTTTAGGATTATCCCAAAACTTTGTGGCAAAATCCCAAATATACTTTGTACGATTATTGTGTAGACCAACGCCACTCTTGTGGAGTTTTTCTCTCAAAAGATTCTCGTCATCAACCCATTCGTTGAAATTCTTGATAGCATTGTATCCTGCACAATTACCCTTCCATGTAGTATGAACGCTACAATATGCAAAAAGATAACGACGAAAAATATCCTCCACGTTTTGCGGACGCACACTCTCCCAATATTCCTTATATGAAACTACCTTGTCTTTAGGAAAAGTAGCAAAGAAAATATCGGCCTTGCTCTTATCAAGAGTTGTATTCTGAATCGGAATAACAGTGTTTTCAACAATCATGGTTTTCTCCAATGGGTATGCTACGATTCTACACTACTGGTATCGGTTTGTCAAGACTCGTTTCTTTAAACGGTTCTCGCAGCACCGTGTAGAATTTTAAATGTGGGGAATCGTAGACTGATGCCACCATCTTGGTTCTTAGTTTCTTCAAAATACTGTACTTCAATAATCTTTCCAAGAATCTTATTGGGATCTTGATAAAACTCTTGACGTTGTTCAATAGAGAATCCGCTTCCAACTCTCACAATATATCCCTTATGTTGAATCATCACACAAGAAAGCATCGTTTCCTCATGCTCTTTACCATTAAGAACATATCTAAATGGCCCCATTTCAACATCGACTACTTCATATTCATCATCAAAGAAACTTTTAAATTTTAGAAGGTCTTTGGATCGCTTACCTTTATATGGTTCATCAGCACGAAGCATCAAACCCTCCCAATCATATTCCTTGGCTTTGCCTATCCACTCACTAAAATGGTCATCATCTTTAATAAGTTCTTGACCAAGCACACTAAGACAAGTACAAGTATTATCTCTCATAACTTCTTGTAGATTATTATAGCGAATAGAATAA